AAAGAAAAACAAATCAGGATGAAATTAGGAAAAAAATAGGAGATACAGTAAATATAGAACATTTAACATATGAAAAAAGTTTAAAATAATAATAATAATAAAAATATATGGAATCAAAGTTAAAAAAGGAAAAATTTGCTGATTTGAGTTTAAAAATTTGGCCTTTAGCAGTTGTTAAATTCAATCAATTAGAAACTAATGAAGATTTTGATTTTTTCTTACAACGATGGGAAAATTTATCTAAGACTAAACAAGATTATAGTATTATATTGGATACTAGAAATTTTAGTAATGTGGGTATTAATAACGCATTTTCTGGTATGAAATTCGTTGCAAGATTAAGAGAACAAAAACCACAATATTTGAAAAACGTAATTTTAATTTATAATAGGTCATATTTATATTATTTATTTAATTTAGTATTAACATTTCAAAAACCAGTAGCGAAAACTTATACTTATTTTACAGAAGATATGGGTACTATAAATTATATGGATTTATTTGAATCTAGAGATATGCGTCCAGATAAATTTGTAATTACTGAACCAGAATAACTTCTATATATTATATATATATGTCAACAAAAAATAATGCAATGACAGTTATAATAAATCATAGCAGTGGAAATAAATTTTTTGAATTTCAGGTCCCACGACAAGAATTACTTAGAAAACAATTTATTAATCAAATTTGGGAAATAATTGCAGAAAGATCAACAACTCCTGCATCTATGGATACACCTATTAGAGAAAGGGATTTTACACAAGCCATTGCTCAAACTATTGCTGCAAGAGTAATGAGTGGAGTAAACTCTACCGAGCATATGTCACAAACAACATTTTTAGGGGTATTTGTAACGTGTTCACTATCAAGAAATGATATGGCAGAAGTTTTATCAGGGATATATCATGCACAAGAGGCCGATACTTTAAACATTGTATTGAGTAAAGATTACACAAATACTCCTTTAGCTAATATATTAGAGGATACTGATGAGGTTGTAAGAGAAATTGCTGACGAAGCTCGTAGTTTAACAGCTAATGAACAAGATAACAGTGACCTTTACGCTGTTCAATTATCATCATCTAATCAAAGTGTTAAACCTTCAAGTGCCGCTGCACCACAAACACCAACCCGAACATATAAAACAAATAATCAAGATGGTTCGTTTGGTGGAAAAAAATCAAGAAAAGGACGTAAAAAAAGGAAAAAAAGAAATAGAACAAGAAAACGAAGAAGGCGAAAAACAAAGCGTAAATCTAAAAAAACAAAAAAAACAAAACGTAGACGAAAAAGAAAATAAATATATTCAGCTATTTTAGTGTTTTAATATTTATATAATATATATGGAAAATCCTACTATGAATACTAACTCGGTTTTACTACCATCATCTCCAGATGGATTAGATTACGGTAATTTCGTTCCTGCCACTAATTCACCAGAAGATACATCTACTTTACAATCAGGACAAAAAAAATCCAAAAGTGCTAGAAAATTATTTCCTGAAACTGGACAATCAAATGAACAAGAATTAGATGAAAATAAAGGTAATAAATCTATATGCAATACAGTAAGATGTGTAGTCCAAGGTGGTAGAAAAAGAAGAAAAAGTAGAAAAAGTAGAAGAAAACGAAAGACAAAGAAGCGTAAATCTCTTTTTAAGAAAAAGAGAACAAAAAGAAGAAGAAAAAGGGGGTATGTGGGAAAATCCCCCAAAACAAAAAGACGAAAAAGATAATAAACATAAATCTATGATATTTAATATATGATGGAAAATATCAATCCAGATGCAAAATTTGCAATGTATATGTCAACTTTAAAAAAAAAACAAAGAATAAAGGAAATAAAAATTGCAGAAAAAATTATAAAAGAGGCATTAAATAGAGATATAATTAGGAGTAAACAACAAGAAGAAATTTTTTTTAAGAATTTTATACCTGAATTATTCTTTTAATAAAATTGATTTATATATTATTTTTTAATTTAAATAATATATTAAAATGACGATAAAACCTTTCTTAAAATGGGTAGGTGGTAAATCAAAACTATTACAACATATAATTCCCAAATTTTCAAAAGAAATTAATAATTATCATGAACTATTTTTGGGCGCAGGAAGTGTATTATTGGCCTTATTACAAGAACAACAAAAAGGGAACATAAAAATAAACGGAAGTGTATATGTTTATGATTTAAATGATGGTTTAATAAACACATTTAAACAAGTACAAATTAATTTAGAAAAGGTAATTAATTTTGTTAATAAATTAAAACAAGAATTTTCAAATATAGAAACAAATACATTAAAGCAACGAGGAGCACCTAAAGTGAATGAAAATAATTATATGACTACAAGGGAGCATTATTATTATTGGACACGAAATTTATATAATAAAAACCCAAAGAATACTGTTGAGTCTGCTGGTTATTTTATATTTTTAAATAAGACAGGATTTAGAGGTATGTATAGAGAAAGTAGTAGTGGTGAATTTAATATTCCATATGGTTTAAAAGACAAAAATAAGGTACCTGGAATTATAGATGAATTAAATATACATAAGGTTAGTGAATTAATAAAGGATGTTAAATTTGTACATAGTGGTTTTGAAAATTCAATAAGACAAATAAAAGGAGGTGATTTTGTATATTTAGACCCTCCATACGCACCTGAAAACGAGTCATCATTTGTAGGTTATACAAAGGATGGGTTTGGAAAAGATGTACATAAAAAATTATTTGAAGAAATAAAAAAGTTAAAAAATATTAAATTTGTAATGAGCAATTCATGTGTGAAGTTAGTATTGGATAATTTTAAATTATATAATATTGAAAAAATAATAGCAAGACGATCAATAAATAGTAAAAATCCAGAATCAACCGCAAAGGAGGTAGTTATATATAACTAAATTATATATAGTTTTACAAATAATTATAATTTTTTTTACCATGCTGACCCTAAAACACCATTAGCAGCCATAGGTTCGGCAATCATACCTGAACCAAATTGTTGACCATTATATGGGTCATTTTGAGCAACTTGGTTAGTAGGTTGCTGTTGAACAGGATTACTAACTTGGTCATGTGTTAAAACATAATCAGACCTACTTTCTTGATGTGTAGGTTGAGGTGGTTTTAAAATAGCGCTTTGACTTAACTGTGGACTATTGTTTTGATTTTTATTTCCTTTTTTATGTTTAACTTCTTCCTTACCATTCCATAATTCACCAATTCTTTCTCCTAATAATCTCATTTTTAATCCTAAAACACTTTGAGTATTGTATAATCCAACAGATAAAGCAATTATAATGCTAAATAAGTTAATATTTTCATATACAATACCACTATATGTTGGTACATAAGTGACTAATCTATGAATAAGGAAAATACCTGATACTAAACCTATTAAATGTGATACAACTTCTCCTAAAAGTTCAAAATTACCTTTGGTATCATCAAAGTCTGATAATAAATCTTCTAAAAGTTTATTAATTAAAATAGCTGGTGCTAAAGATAATACAGCATATTGAGTCGTATTCATAAGATATTTTTTAGTATCATTGTCAAAATTAAATACATGTTGTAAAAATCCATTATTTGTTAATTTTTGAGTAGTTTCTTTTATGTCTTCCATTATATATGAATTATATAAAGAAATAAATAAAAATAAGTTGTTTTTGTTTATAATTAATTATAGTAATTACTTAAGTATATTTTAATTATTAAAATTACATGAGTGTAATAAAAACTATTATAAATCATAGTGAATATCAATATTTGAATATGATTGATAGGGTAATAAATCATGGTATTAAACAAGAAGGAAGAAATGGTATAACAAGAAGTTTATTAGGTGAAAAAATGGTATTTGATTTAACAAAAAATAATATTCCTTTAATAACAACCAAAAAATTAGCATGGAAAACATGTTTAAAAGAATTATTTTGGTTTATGAGAGGAGAAACAAATAATAAAATATTGAAGGAACAAAATGTAAAAATATGGAATAAAAATGCTAGTAGAGAGTTTTTAGATAGTAGAGGGTTATATCATTTAAATGAAGATGATTTGGGACCAGTATATGGTCACCAATGGCGAAATTATAATGGTATATATTACAATAGCGAAGTAAAAAGTAATGGTGTAGACCAATTAGAAAATATTGTAAAAATGTTATCAGATGAAAAAGAGAGAAATTCTAGAAGAATAATTTTAAATGCATGGAATCCTTGTCAAATACACGAAATGGCATTACCACCATGTCACATATTATCACAATATATAGTTAAAGATAATAAGTTAACAACAATATTGTATCAGAGAAGTGGTGATATTGGTTTAGGAATACCATTTAATATTGCATCTTACAGTTTTTTAACACATATTTTAGCAAAACATTGTAATTTGGAAGCAAAAGAATTTATTCATTTTATAGGTGATGCACATATATATGAGGAACACGTTGATTCTTTAAATGAACAAATAAAAAGAAAACCATATGAATATCCAAAAATATTAATAAAAAACAAACATGAAAATATTAATGAATATAGTTTAGAAGATATTGAAATAAAAAATTATAAATATCAAAAAAAAATAGCTATGGATATGAAATAATAATAATTATGCGGTAAATAACTTAAAATTTATTCATTATTTATTTTATATATGTCTTCAAGTGGTCGTTTAGCAAAATTAAAAAGAAGTACAGCTCCAATGGTATCTGATGTTAATAATTCAAATGAAAAAGTAAATATTAGTGTAAATAATTCAAATCAACCGAGAAATATGGTAGAACCAATGACAGTTTTAACATGGCATGAAAAAAGACTAAATAAGATGGATGAAATGCTACAAAACATACAATTACCAGATATGAACCAAGCTGAAGTAGTTGTTCCTATTGTTGAATCGATAGAAGTATTAGAGGGTCAAATTAGAGAATTACAAAGACAGATGGATATTTTAAAGAAGAATCAAAAAAAATCAAAAAACCAACTTAAATTAGATATTAGTGAAAAGGCATAAAATTGATTAAAAATTAAGTAAAATAATAATAAAAATAAAATTATTATTATTTCAACAATGAAACTTGTAATTTCAAATAAAAAAAAGTTCAAGATATTTTCAAATGTATTTAGGTATTTACCTGTTTTTATGGATACAGTTAATATAAATATTACAAATAAAGGTATGTACATGCAAGGTATGGATACATCACAAGTATGTTTATTTGAATTAAAATTACTTCCTAGTTGGTTTGATATATTTGAATTAGATAAAGATTCTGTGTTAGGCATGCACTGTATAACATTTTATAAAGTGATTCAATGTATTGAAGATGTAGAACAAACAATGACGCTTACATATAATGACGGAGATAATTTAAATATAGCAATAGAAAGTGATGAAAAAAACAAAGTAAATAAATATTTTGAACTACCATTAATAGATATTGATACAGATATGTTGGATATTCCTGAAACAGAATATACTATTGATATGGAAATACATTCAAACACAATAGCAAATTATATTACAGAGTTGTCTATTTTTGATGAAGAATTTACTATTATGTGTAATCAAGACAAAATATCAATGAAGTCAAAAAGTGAAAGTGGAAGTCTAATAATTGAAATGTGCGAAGATAGTATTCTTTTATATGCAATTGAAGAAGACATTGATGGAATTGAACAAAAATATAGTTTGAAGTATGTAAAGGATATATGTTCTTTTTCAAAAATAACTGATTCGGTAGTAATTAATTTAAAGGAAGAAACACCAATGAGATTTCACCAATCATTAGATGAAGTAGACTTATTCACCGAGTCAGAAAATTATTTGAGATTTTATATAGCTCCTAAAATTGAAGATTAATACGCTTAAAATTTAAAATTAGTTTCTGTATTATTTTTATTCATGAATTATATTATAACATTCATCACATTTATAACAGTTCTATTTTTTTACATTCATATAAATCATCACTATAAAACAAGTAATGATATGGAAGTATATTTAATTGAAAACCCATCAAAAGAGAGACTAGAAGATGTATGTAATTTAAGACAACCATTTACATTTAATTTTTTTAATGAAAATTTGAAAAATATATTTAATTTAGACTATTTAATAAAATATTACGGTCAATTTGATGTAAATGTAAGAAAAACAGACGAAGATGATGAAGATACTGAATTATATTTACCATTACCATTAAAAAAAACAGAAGTTTTAATAAAAAACAAAAATGTATATATTACTGAAAACAACAATGATTTTATAGAAGAAACAGGATTAATTAAGTATTTAAACCAAGGAGATGAGTTATTAAAACCACCTTTATTATCAAATACATATTATGATTTTATATCTGGTTCATATAATTCAATTACACCATTGAGATATAGTATAAATTATAGAAATTATTTATATGTAACAAAAGGTAAAGTTAAAGTTAAATTAGTATGTCCACAAGATACAAAATATTTAGATAAGGTTAAAGACTATGATAATTTTGAATTTAGGTCTAATGTTAATATTTGGACTATAAATGAAGCTAGTAAAATTAGAATTTTGGATGTTGAATTAAATGAAGGTCAAATATTGTATATACCCGCATATTGGTGGTATACTATTAAATTTGATGAATTATCAATAGTATGTAGTTTTCAATATAGAACTTATATGAATAACATAGCAATAGTACCAGATTTAGTATTAAATTTTTTTCAAAGACAAAATACTAAAAGAAAATCAATAAAATCTTTAGAACAAAAAAAACCAAAAGAAGAACCAGAAGAAATTAAATTAGATAAAGAAGAAGAAAAAGAAAATAAAGAAAAAGAAGAGGAAGAAGATGAAAAAGAGGAAAAAGAAAAAGAGGAAAAAGAGGAAAAAGAGGAAAAAGAGGAAAAAGAGGAAGAAAAACAAGACAATACTAAAACAATTTCAGAAGTTGATTAGATAGTTTAATAGGATAAACTTTATTACATTTGTTGGTGCTTCATCACAGAGTGAATATTTAACTGTTAAAATAAATGTATTAAAAAAAACATAAACTATTTATTTAAATGCCTACATATCATGAATTAAACGAACGGTTTTCATTAGAAAGAAATCAAGTAATAGCAATTTATTTGAACTGCTTTTTTTCATCCTTGTCTTTTTTTGTTTTGATAATAATAGCAGCAACTTTATCACCTGTTGCACAGGATGCTAGTATTTTAATAAAAGATGCTGGAGAATCATTAAATGATTCAAAACTTATTTAAATCATT